CTCAAGCCCAGCGCCACCCATCGCGGCCTGCGTGGCCATCGCCTCGCCAGTCTGGTACTGTGGCGTGAACCCGGCAAACTGCTGCGGGCCGAGCTGGTTTGCAACCTGTGCTGCATAGTCCAGGTTGCCCAAGTATGCCTGCTTGACATCTGGGTCAACGCTGGTCGTGCTTACGGTCTCGCCGCCTTTGCTCATATTAGTACCCCTTTGCCTTGCCAACCAAGTAGCAGGCTGGCTCGAAAATCAAACGATAAAAACGACCCAGCGCGTCACGCTTGGCGCCACGCATCTCAGCGCGCAGGTCAGCGGTGCGACGGCGGGTGCCATGCTCTAGCACGCGGCGCACGACTCGGTTGCCCAAGCCGTCGCCAGAGTAAAACGCGTACCTGACCAGCGGCAGGAATAAAGCGTGGTATCCAACCTCGTGCGCCTTGGTCATATGCTTGGCGCTGTATTGCAGCCAAACGGCGTTGCGGTATGAGCCAAAGCCGTAGGCGTGGTTCATGGCCGTGCAGATAATTTTGCCGCCACCGCCGCCGCCGCCATCGCCACCTCCTGCAGCAGCTTGAGCACCCTCCGGGTCACCCATCGCGGCTTGTGCGGCGTCAATGCCGGACACGTCAACAGATACAGAGCCGCCCTGACCATCGCTGACTGTGGCGCCGGGGCTTATGTCAATGACAGGATTGGACACAACGGGCGGGCTATATGTGGTTGGGGTCTGTGCAACCGTTGGCGCTGAATAAGCGGCGTTTGCTGGGTCTCCACTGAAGCCGCTGGCTAATCCAAGAGCACCCACCACGCTTGGCGCGACAGAGCCACCAGAAAACGGCGTGTCTTGCGCACCCTGCAAGGCTGATACCTGTTGGTTCAAGTTGTAGTTCTGCATAGAGTCTGCCATGGCTTGAGCAGCCAGCGAACCAAACGGCACGAAATTAAGCAGACCAACTGCTGGCGAACCAAGTATGGCGCCAGACATATACGCGCCAAAATCGGTTGAGGATACGTCGGTGCCGTCACCCGCGTCAGGCGCAGACGGCATATCAAACGAACCGCCCTCGCCACCCTCATACAGACGCTGCACGGGCTGCTGCTGCGCAAACGCTGTAGACGGCGCCATGCCGTAGTAAATAGGCTCGTAGCCGCCGACGTAGTCGCGCATGAGTCCTGACCCAAGCAGCGGCACTGGTGCGCCACCGCGCCGGGGTCGCATTAGTATCTCTTGCGCGGCCAGTGCCGTTGGGTCAAGAATCGTTGCCATCTTTTAATTCCTTGCTCATGACGTACCAGTTAGGCGTGTAACCTTCATCCTGTAAAAAGGTTTTCGCCCAACCCTTACGACCAGCCAGCGAAACCCTTGTGCATCCAACCTGCCTGCCCCACTTCTCAATGTAAGGCCGCATCTGCTTGAGCTCGTCTAGGTCGCCGCCAGCAAGGAAATAATGCAAGTCCTTGAGTTGCGGGTAGACAACGACCTCTGTGATCACCGCCGAGTTTGCGTTGGGCCAAAGCTGAAACCGCTTTGTCAACACCCCAGCAGCAATGTCATCAAAAGTGTGTGTCCCTCCTGCGTATTCTAAAGCCGCCTCTATCCATTTGCGACATCGAACAAGCTCGGAAAATACATCTGTCATATTGCGGTTGCGGATAAGTTGCCTGAGTTGTCAACTGTAACCGAGTACCGCGTCCCATTGGGGCTTGTCAGGATCAAACGAGCAGACGACACCTCGATGTCCTGCCCGCGCTTCATGTTCTGCACGTCCGCCCGCTCCAGCAGATTGCGCATCTGCGCCTGGTCGCGCAGGTCGTAATCACGCGCTGCTGTGGGCAGCTTCACCGGCGCCCCCCTGCCACGGCGTCAACCCGCATGGTGCCAACCCGCCAATCGTCGTTAGTCGCCATCTCAACCCGCATCGCCACTTGACGGCCAGAGAATCTGACCGAAGTGGGGTTGGCCATGCTGTAGGCCCCGTGCGTCGTCTCATCCCCGTTGGGGTAGTAGCGCGTCTTGAATTTGACCTGCACGTCACCCTGGGTCAGCTCGTCTGGGATCAGCTCCCGCACGTTCATGATCTGATCGCCGGTGCCGATCTGGAACGCTCCGCTCTCGGCAAACACCGTCGCAGAGTCGTAGTCGAACCCGACCTCGTGCTCGTACACGTAGCCGTCTGTTGAAATCATCAGCGGCTGACGGTACACGCCACGGTCGGTGCCCGCGGTGCGAGCCAACGAACCAATGTTCCAGTGATTCTCGCGGTAGTTGAACGTGACGTAGCTGTCAACCTCGTTGCTGGCGCTGCTGGGGTAGAACCACCATACCTCGCCAAACGCACTGTTATGCACGGCGTATATCTTGCTTTGCTGCGTCGTGTTTAGGTTGCGGTATACGTAGTCACCAACGTCGCTTGGTAAGGGCTTGACGTAGCCGTCGTACATCCAAAATCCGCTGCGGCTCATCCAGATGGCCAACGCGTCGGCGACCACGGCCACCGACTGGGCAGAGATAAGCCCGCAGCCGCTGCCAATCTTCTCAAAGCCGTACACAAACGGCTGGCCGACGTAGGTCGCCGTGTGGCAGTCCACGTCAGTCCACAGCAGGTGCAGACCGCGCACGCGCTTGCCAGCCAACAGGTTGCCGGGTGTTTGCAGCTCAAAATCACCAGCCTCGTTGGTGGTGGCAGGAGTCCAAGTCGTGTTGTCCTCCTTGTCGCACCACTGCACCTTGCGCGGGTTGCCACCGGCCCCAAGCGCAAAAATAAATCGCTCGCTGGTGGACAGCAACGCATTGCAGCTTGTCGGCGCGTTGGTAATCGCAGCAGCAACAGTCGGCGTAGAGAAATCTAGCTGCCACTCGTACAGCTTGCCGTCGCTGGTGCTGCAGCCGATTAGGTACTCACCCCAGGTGTCCAGGCTCCACGTCGTGGCCGGTATTGCACTGGTGGTGTCTGGCCTGGCCACGCCGTAAGCAAATGAGCCATATGACCTGTAGCCGTAGCCTGTCTTGACCACAGCGTCAGCAGACCCAGACGTGAACCCGGTCGGCGTGATGTCCTGCACGCTGCCGCTCTCGTTCATGACATACAGTCCGCTGTGCGTTCCGACGCCAATCCAGCGATCGCCGTCATTATCGCGCCAAGTCAATAGCCCGCGTGCCGAACCAGTGACCGCGTTGTCTGAGCGCTTGCGCCAACCGCCAATGGGGCGCAGCGTGTTCTCGTACCAGCGCACCAGGTTGGCATCAAACCACCGGCCAGCCGACTGGTAGTTGGTGCCGTTGCGGTAGACGCCTGGGGGTACTTGCAGAGGTATCAGAGCCATTACCACTTCACCTTATCGGCCCAGTACGCTGCAGACATCTTGCCCTTGGCGATGTTCTTGGCGTGCCTAGCCTTAAACGACTTGTTCCGCGCAGAGCCTTCCGGGGAACCCTTGACGCCCTGCTGCCCGAATCTAATGAGCTTGACCTGCTCCCCCGATTTGGCCAGCACCGCGTGGCTTTTCTTGGGGTGCGACGGCGTCCGCTTGGGCTTGTTGTAGCCGCCGAATGATTCGCTGCCGCGCTTGATCATTTCTTTGCAGCCCGGATGTTGTCAACCATGTTGGGGTAGGGGCGTCCAGCTTTCTTGGCCATAGCCTTGGCGCTGCGCTTTTGCCCAGCGCTCAACTTCTCGGGCTTGCCCACCGACTTGGGGCGACTCTTTTCCCAGACAGGTTTTTTCTTAGCCTTCATGCCGCCATCTCCAGTGCCTTTGCGGTGGTCTCCTCGTTGCGCCGAGTCCAGCCGCGCCCAAACGTATCAAAGGTGCTCAGTCCCTCGTAGAAGTCCTGCCGCATCTTGCCCATTGCCTCAATTATCTCAGCAGGTTGGTACATTTTGACAGCCTGGATTGTCATCGGGCCAATCGCCCCATCAGAATCCACTCCGACAAAACGCTGCAGCGCCTTGGCTGCTCGACCAACGCCTGAGTTGACCGCCCAGTCAAATACCGCCCAGTCCACGCCGGACGGCAGGTCGTCGCACTTGGCTCTGTCCCAGTACCGCGCCTTGTACAGCGGCGCAACGTCATCCGCGCTTAGGGCGCGCATCTCGGACTCGTCCACCTTGCGGTCGAGCCAGTCCTCGTACACTGCCTTGGTCACCCCGAGGTTGGTCATACCACCTGGGTCTTGAGGATGGTTTACGAACCCTCCCTCGTGCTTGAGCAGCATGGTCAAACAGTCTCGAAAATTTTCTTTCATGTTCCGCCCCTAGTCGTCGGATAGCAAGCCGCGTTGTATGGACTGCCGCGCTCGTCGTTGATGTCCACCGCCTTGCTCATGCAGTCTGGCAGGCTGGGCATCTGCTGTATATGCACGACGCGCATATTCTGACCCGCTATCAAGAACACAACCAGGGCGTAGGTGGTCAGGGTCACTTGCTGATGCCCTTGACTTTTTCAAATGTGCGCAGACCACCTAGACCAAGCAGCCCGCCTAGCACGGTCATCAAGCTGCCCATGTCGAAAGACGGCAACTCAGGCACCGCCATGCCAGATACGGCAACGCAAAAAATAAGTATAGGCTGCAGCACAAAGTGATAAGCAAAAGCGACTCCACAAATCCAGCCGATAAACGGCCTCCAGCCACCCTTAAATATCGACCCGCTTGCGGCCTCTGCCTTATTGACCTCGATCTGGGCCAGCGCGACTTCATGCGCCTGGCGCTCTGCCATGGTTGCAATTTCATGGGCTAGTTTCGCTTTTTGGTCTTTGTCCTCAACAAACTTGTCAAGCAGCCCGGTGACCGGGCCGATCAGAGCACTAAGCATCCTTGCCTCCTTTGACGGCCTGGGCAACACCCTGCACCGCCTTGCGTCCGGCTACTCCGCCAACCGCCCCAATGCAAAGCAGCATGATGTCCTTGAGTATGCCAAGAAAAGCCTGGTCGATGGGGCTGATTTGGTTCATGTCGTGCTCGACGTAAAGCACCCCGTAAATGATGGCAATGACCGACCCAAGCAGTATGACCGACAAGACCATGACCACCACGGCCCAAATGCGCACCTCAACGTCCTCGACGCTATACCTGCCCATTCCTAGCTCCTACCATCTCAATTAACAGCCAAATCAATTCAGCCAGCCCCCACAACAGGCCCAGCGTCAGCAGACCCAGCGCCACGTTCATGGCCAGGGTCTTGCGCTTCAATGCTTGCAGGTGTTCAGCACGGCGGCGCTCGGTGGCAACCCGCTCGCGCATACGCATCATCTCCAGGTACGTCTCTTGCCCATAGCGCAGAATGATCATGCTGCGCAGCTCGCGCTCCATCTCGCCCAGCTTCTGCCGCTGCACTACGATTTGCAGCGCCTCCTCCTCGACAGACCCGGCAGACAGCAGCTTCTTAAATATCGGCGGGTTCTTGGCTTTCTCCTCGGCCTTAACAATGTCAGCCTTGGCACCAAAGAATTTGCCTATATAGGACGCGACATCCTCGACCTCGCGCCCAACCTCGACCGCCTTCTTAATCGTATTAAATGCAGTCGTGGCGACAGCAAACGCGGTCACCGGGTCAATCATTACCCAACCTTCATGATGATCGTGGCAATCAGCCCACCCATGCCGACCAGCAGCGCGCCGACCGACTTGATAATGACAGACTCGATTTTCTTTAGCCGCGCGTCCACGCCATCGAGCCGCGTCTCCACGCTAGACATCCGGCCCTCGAGCCGCAGGTAACGCTCGGAGCAGATTTGCTCGTGGCTTGTCAGTCGCGCATCAGTATCCCCAGCGGCCATGTTATGCCTCCGGCCAGCGCTGGTCTTGCACCACCGCGATAAATGCGTCAATGTCGGCGGCTCCTGAAATAGCCGTCTCAAGGCGAGCAGCCTCGGTCAGCACCGCAGCGCGGTATGTGGCCGTCGCGGCAGGCACCGCAACACTACGCTCGACCTGGCGAATCACCATCCAATCGGTCGCAGCCAGCATCTTGCCAGCCGTGTCTTTGACCTGTGCAATCCATTGCGACTTCAGCCCTTTGGTAACCAGCCGTTCATCGCTGTCCACCATCGCTGGTTCGCCATCGACCTCGCCCAGCACCTGCACCCACATCGGGTTGCCGTTCTCGTCCACTTCCTCGCGGTCTGCCAACTCTTTGGGATTGTTGACATCGCCGTTCCAATAGAAGCGGTCATCGGCGCGAACAGGGTCTGCCACCTCGGTGATGCCAATGGCGGCTTTCTCTGCTGCACTAGCAAGGCGTAGCCAGTTGGCTGGGTATTGGATGCCATTAGCCGTGAAAGCACGACCAACAGGCAAGGGGTTGTTGTTAAGCATGAACATTGTTGTTACCTCGCTAATGCGTTCTTAAATGGGTTTTCGGCAAATGCCATGTAGATGTATGTGCTGCTGGGATAGTTATTTTCTGTGTCGCCAGACTGATACCCGCGCACTTTGAAGCCGTTGGACAATAAATCGACGTACCAATACGGCGGGTTGACAAATTCTTCCGCATTGAAGTTTGGTGCGAGCGTTTTATCGGCCACGTTGTAGGTGTCACGCGCGGCATCCCATATAATCCAACGAGTTCCAACGCCCGTACTTTTAATCATCACAAACGCAGGCCTAAACCCCAAATACGAAAACGGCCCGTCAGGACTTCCATTGCCAGTGTACGAACCAAACTTGGAAAAGCCCTCGACTTCGGCGAAACAGTAGGCTACGTAGGTTGCACCACTATTATTTGACCCATATCCAGACCCGGGTAACTCAAATACAGAACTTGTTGGGGCCTTATCATTAAAAGCAGTAATGCCAGTTGCATCCTCTCCAGAAGTTAAATTGAGATACAGTTGATATTGGTCAGATGTTAATCTTGAATGATAAACATACCAATTTGTTGCTACAGTTCTTGACTTCAAAATAATCATAGATGGTGCAACACCCACACCATGCCCCACGGTCGCC